GCGATCGGCGGCGTGACGGATCTCGAGACGGCGGTCGACGGCATCACGTCCGTCGTCAACGCCTACGGCGACTCGGCGCTCTCGGCCGGCGCCACGTCCGACGTCATGTTTACGGCGGTCCGGCTCGGCAAGACAAACTTCGAGGAGCTCTCGGCCTCGCTGTTCAATGTGATCCCGACGGCCGCCTCGCTCGGGATCGGCTTCGAGGAGGTAGCGGCGGCGATGGCCGTGATGACGGCTCAGGGCGTCCCAACGTCGGTCGCCACTACGCAGCTGCGCCAGGCGTTCGTTGAGGCGTCGAAGGGCGGCTCCGAGCTGGACAAGGCGATCCGTGAGATGGCCGGCGCCGGCTTGGCCGAGCTGGTGGCGCAAGGCGGGACGGCGACTGGCATCTTCGAGGAGCTGCGCAGCTCGATGCCCGAGCAGGACTTCCGGGATCTGTTCGGCTCTGTCGAGGCGATGAACGCCGTCATGCAACTGACCGGCCCGAACGCCGAAGCGATGGCCGACGCCCTCGGTGAGACGATGAGCTCCGCCGGCGCCTCCGAGGAGGCCTTCGACACGATGGCGAAGACGGCCTCATTCAAGCTGAACAAGGCGATCAACCTCCTGAAGGTGACGCTCACCGAGATCGGGATCAAAATTCTGCCGCTCCTCACGAAGGCGCTCGACAAGGCGCTGCCGTTCCTCGAGAAGAACCTACCGATCGCCATCGAGAAGGCCGAGAAGGCGATCCAGGATATCCGCCCTCACGTCGAGGCGTTCGCGAAAGTGTTCAAGACCGGCGTCGGCGTCATCATGGACGTACTCGAGCCGCTGGTGAAGTTCATCGTCAACAATAAGCCGGTCCTCATCGCCGCCATCGCAGCGATCGGCATCGCTATCCTGCTCGCCTTCGGGCCGGTCGCGATCGGGATCGTCGCGATCATCGGTTTCATCGCCCTGCTCGGGTTGCTGAAGGACAACATCGGCGCCGCGAAGGACTTCATCGTCGGGAAGTTCGAGGAGATCAGGGACGCGGTCGTCGGCGCTGTTCGAGCGGTAATCGATTGGCTCGAGGGAAACTGGCCGCTGATCCTCGCGATCCTGGCGGGCCCGCTTGGGCTGATCGTCCTCGCGGTCATCACGTTCAAGGACGATATCATCGCCTTCTTCACAGAGCTGAAGGACACGGTATTCGAGCTCGTCACTGACCTGAAGGATAAGGTCGTCGAGCTCTGGACAACGCTGAAGGACAAGGTCGTCGACATCGCAACTGGCTTGAAGGACACGGTTGTCGAAGTCGTGACGGATTTCAAGGATCGCCTGGTGCGGGGCTTTACGAACATCTGGAACAAGGCCGTCGAGATCTTCGAGTTCCTGCGGACCGACGTTCAGACGAAGATCGCCGAGACGAGGGACGACGTCGTCGCGAAGATCCTCGGGATCCCTGCGGCGATCGGCAACGTAGCAGGGCTGCTCACGCAGAAGGGGAAGGACCTCCTCATCGGCCTGGCGAAGGGCTACTTGGCGCAATGGGGCAGTGTATTTTCCTGGCTGTCCGGCCTGGCAACAAGAATCAGCAACGCCGTCGGCAGCCTCGCGTCGCGCCTGTGGTTCGCCGGCTGGCAGCTCATCTCTGGCCTGTGGAACGGCATCAAGGCCAGGGCGATCAGGATATTCGAGGACCTGAAGCAACTCGCGAACGATATCATCGGCGCGATCACGAACCCGCTCGGGATCTTCTCGCCGTCGAAGGTGATGATGGAGGTCGGCGCGAACCTTATGAAGGGCCTTCAGAAAGGTGTCGAGGGGCAGGCGCTCAAGGTCAACGCTGCGGTCGGCAACGTCACCGGAGGGATCGCGGCTGGCGGCGGCGGCGCCCTCCTGTCATCAGGCGCCCGGGCCGGCGGCGGCGGGGGCCTTCACCTGACGCTCGTAATTCAGAGCAAGTTCCCGCCGAACCCGACGGATCTCGCTTCGGAGGTCAGGGCCATGCTGCCGGAGATCGAGCGGCAGCTGGACCTACAGCGCGCATGAGCCTGGCCGACTTCGCCGTCAAGCTCGAGCTCGACACGGCGGGCGACGGCACCTGGTCGCAGGACGAGACGCCTCGGCTCTACTCCTTCGAGATCACCCGCGGCCGCACGGACGCGCTCGGCCGCATGGTGCCGGGCCGGCTCATCGCCGTGATGAACAACCGCGACGGCCGATGGGCGTCAGAGAGCGGTGTCGTCTCCGGCCTCGAGGACTACGTTCCGGTGCGGCTGTTCGTTGAGTGGACGGAGCCCGCGACCACGAATGTCGACGATACGCCCTCGATGGACAAGACGGCGGCATTCATTGTCACTGGTGGCGCAAGTATCGCGCTCATTACGACTGATAGCTGGACCGGATCTTCCTGCATCAAAGTCACGTTCGCCAGCTCACCATCCAACGTGTTCAAGCGCAACTTTGACCTATCCGACTACCTGCTCGTCAACGCTTCCACGGCCTATACGTGGAAACTCCGCATTAAAAACGAGGAATCGACCTCGAAGCAGATCAAGATAGTTCTGCGATGGAGAACCGCAGCCGGGGCTCTCATTAGCACCGATGAGAAGACCATCACTCTAAGCGGAGCCTCAGACTGGGAGGGGTTCTTCATTACGGCGACCTCTCCCGGGACAGCAGCACGGCTCGAGCTACAATTCGTCGACGTGTCGGGCGGCTTCCCGTACAGCTTCGATATAGACGCTTCGATGGTCTACGCTGGCTCCGATCTTCGGCCCTACGTTGACGGGCGTCAGCCCGGATGCTCGTGGGCGGGGACAGCAGACGCCTCGCAGAGCAGCCGCGTTGCGAATCCGTCATTCCTGCTGTTCGAGGGCTTCCTCCTAGACGTGAGCGGCGCCGATGACAAGAAGAACCAGACGGCGACGATCACCTGCGGCGACTTCCTCGAGATCCTGAAGGACCGCGAGCTCAACCTCGGGGCGATGGCGTTCAAGTCCGCCGACGTCCTGCTCGACCGGATCATCGACCGGCTCGAGGGAGAGCTCATTAGCAACTACGGCAACGAGGACGCGACGATTCTCACGACGAACAATTATCGCAACTGGACTGCCGTCGCTCCCGGCGGCGGCGGCTCGCTGGAAGTCGGCGTCTGGGCCCATACCGATGTTATGAAGGACGACTTCGAGGAGACATTCGAGGGCGATTGGTGGGCTGGCTACAACATGGCAGGCGTCGGCTCTCAAGAAGGGCTTAAATACACCTTCACCGGCGATGTCATCGTCGCCGGAAAGTATCGCTTCTCGGCTCGAATGCGGATGAAACCAGGCGACGCCGATACTACCTTTAGGGTCGAGATCGTGCGAGACGGTAGCGTCGTCCTGGCCACAACCAACATTCTGATTACGCAGGCATGGAAGAAGGTCGAGTTCACCAATGTTGACCTCACGACGCTCGGTACGACAAGGGAGTGGTTCTTCCGTACGCCTCCTGGTTCGCCCGTAGCACGGACCATCCGCATCGACTCGCTCCATTGCGTCCTTGAAACCGCCGTTATCCAGCGCGACCTACGCGCCGGCCAAGCGACGAACCTTCAGCCGATCGCCGCCTACAACGAGCCGGCCGGCCCGTTCTTCGACGATATCGTAGACTCGGAGCCGGGCCAGCTGTTCGTCAAGGCGAAGGATACAGTGACCGGAGGCGAGATCACCTTCCACGATGACGACTGGCGGCAATCCGTCGAGGTTGTACCTCGGGCTGTCCTCGCCGACGGCGACGGCTTGATGCAATTCGCGCCCGGCCTTATGTGGCGTCACGATGCCCGGGATCGGATCAACCGCGTGATCGTCACCAGCCGCGGAACGCATAAGGAAGGGGCCGAGGTATCCTCGCTCTGGCAGCTGGCGCCGGTGCGGGACGTCGTTGACGGTGAGGACTTCCGGGCGCTCTATTCGCAGTTCGCGATGGCCGTCGTCTTCCTGACGAAGGTCGGGACGTTCAACAAGGAGATGGTCAACTTCGCCGTGGGCTGCGATATGGAGCCGACGGCCACGACGAGCGTTTCCTATCTCGCGCTCCGAGGAACCTCGATCGACCCGCCGAGCGAGGCCTCGCAGGTCGAGGACGAGGACGCGACGCTCTCCTTCATCCGACCGCTCACGGTCGCGATGCCGCTGCAGGAAAGCAACACGGCCGAGATGGCCGCGATCGCGACTCGACTCCTCACGAAGTACAAGGTAGCCGTCGCCCGCTACACCGTCCCGCTCAACGCTCAGGGGGGCGACAACGGCGATGAAGATCTGATCTACGCGACACAGTTCGCGCTCGACCTCGACGAGCGGATCCTGGTCCGGGCCACCTTCCAATCCCACAGTCCGCAGCCATCCGGCAACAAGGGCGTCGAGTGCTTCATCGAGGGGATCCGGCACTCGCAAGCGAGGAAGCAGCTGATCCACACGGCGCTGATCTTGGAGGCGAAGTGAGGGTTCGTCGACACGATATCTCGGCATTGAAGGAGGGCCGCGAGTTGCCCCTGCCTCGGGTCCAGCGGCCGTACAACTTCCCGCGCGTTATCGACGTCGTTTGGGGCAGCATCGACCGCGAGGACCTACAGCCCGGCGAGCTCGTTTTCAATATCAGCGATACGACGCTCGTCTACAGATTCGGCCACGACAAAATCTTCCGCTTCGACGACGCGGCGACGAGGACGATCTAGTGGCGTACCGACTGACGAAGTCCTGGCTCGCCGAGGTCAACGCCTGCGCCTACTATTTGCCGGGCGTCGTGTCGCAGTTTACGGAGGGGCAGACGGTCGACCGGGCGCTAATGGACAAGATGAGGAGCAACGGTGTGCCGGTCCTTTGGGCCGGGGTTAGGTTCGCGACGCCGGCGCTGCGGCGGCGGCTGATCGCCCGCACGATCGAGATCCGGGAGCCGATCGTCCGGCAGCTGATCGGCGTCGAGATCCCGGAGGACCGCGCCGGCGCCGACGAGCTCGTCGCGGATCTCCTGGCGCGGTCGGGGCGCGAGGATAAACGGAGCCTGCGGGACGCCGGCAAGGCGCTGCGCCGGTTCGCCCGGGACCGCGACCTCGGCGCCGACGACGTCGACGAGGCGGACCGCTCGATCGCCGCGACGCTTGTCGCGACGTCCTACGCCGGCGGATCTCCCGACGCCGCCGAGGACGACCTGGTCGCGTGGCTTTCAACCGAGCTCGGGCTACAATAGGAGGGCAGATTATGGCGACAGGGAACCGACTCGCAACATTCGGGGCGCTCAACAACGAGCCGCCAGCAACAGCGCCGATGACGTTCGATGTGCGCAATGCTCAGCCCGTCCTCGACGGAGACGCCGACGCGGACGAGAGCATGATCGTCTCGTCCGTCCTCCCGGCGTACTACGCTGGCGGCGGGATTCGGGTCAAGGTTCACTATTCGATGAGCAGCGCCACGTCGGGCAACGTCCGCCTCGACGCTGCGATCGAGCGTGTCGGCGACGAAGTCCAGGACACCGACAGCGACGGCTTCGCGGTCGCTCAGTCCGTCACGGACGCGGTTCCAGCAACGAATGGACACGTCGGCGTCGCGACGATCGATCTGTCGAACGCGCAGATTGACGGCCTCCTCGTCGGTGAGGAGTACCGGCTGAAAGTCACAAGGGACGCCGACAACGTCGTCGAGGACACGGCGAGCGGGGATATCGAGATCAAGAAGGTAACGATCGACGAGCAGTAGGAGAGGCAGGCGATGGCTAAATTGACGGACGCGAAGCGGCGGAAACTATTCGCCGATTACATGGAGCGGTCGAGCGCGGACAGGGAGCCGTTGCCCCTGTCGAAGACGGAGCTCCGGGCGGCGGTCGACGCGACCGACGACTGGATCAACGCCAACGCCGCCAGCTTCAGCGCAGCGCTATCGGCGGCGGCGCGGTCGGCGCTGACGGCGCGCCAGAAGGCGCGGCTCCTGTTCGACGTCGCGGAGGCGAGGATCGGAGAGGTCTAGCGTGGCTATAGACCTCACCGACGGTGGCAGCGACCATGTAGGCTACGGTGACATCGCTACTGATGGCCTGACGGCCATCACTGTGGCTGTGACGGTACGCCTGACCGATGCTGCGGTCACTGGAAGGGCTGTGGCCACGAAAGCGAACAACTCCTTCCCCGACATCGCCTATACGTTACAGATTCGCGACACGGACGAGCTAGGTTTCGCCGTCGTTGGGAGTGGGGGAAGCCCTGCATCCCTGGCGATGCAGACCACGGGCTTGAACCTGGCCAGCGGCTCCCTCTACCGAATCATGGCATGGTGGGATGCCGCCTTAGACGACATCGAGATATGGGTCAACGGCGTATTGGAAGCAGACGCGGTTTGGCTCGGAACGCCGGGCCCTACCGCTATGCGTGTCACCAACGCTCCGGCGAGAGTGGGATCTGCATTCGGGGCCAGCCTCGCTCTGGGAGTGGAGTGTAGCGAGCTCGCCATCTGGAACCACGTCGTGCCGCAGCGGGTCCGGGAAGCCTACGGCAAGGGAATGTCGCCGCGCTTCTACCGCAACGGCGGCATCCTGTACGCGCCGGTAGTGAACACGGATCAACTCCGCGACCAGTGGGGCGGCGTCCTGGGCGTGAACACCGGAGGGACGAACGCGCCCCATCCCCGCGTCTACTATCCGGCACCGTCGCCGCTGACGATGGGCCACGCGCCGCCGCCGCACATATCACCGCCTCATATCGACGACGGCACGGTCGCGCTGAAGGCGGTCGACGCCGCCTCCGTCAGCATCGGAGCCGAGGACGATTCGGTCAGCATACGGGAGAAGGAAACGGCCACAGTCTAGGAGGGAACCATGCCGACGCTAGACGACAGGATCGACAACGTAGTCTCGGGCGACGACCTCGAGATCACCCGCACGATAACGCTCGTCCCCTCCGGGACGACGATCACCGATGCTTGGTTCACACTGAAGGAGCACCCGGACGACGCCGACTCGGAGGCGATCATCAACAAGCAGATCACGCCGACGGACTCACCCGGGACAGGCCAGATCACCGACACCGGCGCCGACGGGACGGGCGCGGTCCGCTTCGATCTCAGCGATACCGACACCGCCCTGCCGGAGATCGGCCGCGACTACTACTTCGATATCCAGGTGAAGACGGCGGCCGGCTCGATCTACACGCCGAACGCCGGCAGGTTCCGCACCGTCCAGGGCGTGACGGCGGCGATCACATGATGGCGAGACGCCCTCAGATCGCCGTCAGCGGCCTTGCACCATTATTCGGTGTACTGGTATTGCCAGCCCTCCGTAGCGCCTGGCCCGTCGGAGTGGGGCTCGTCCTGGGCCTACTCCTAGTCGGAGCCGGGATCTACTTCGTGGGGCGCGGCGGATGATAACGCTCTGGTTCTGGACCGCGGCCGTCTGGACGAGTGGGCTCCTGGTCGGCGTGGCGCTGGCGAGTGCGCTAACACTCAACAAGGAGCCGCCGGCGAGCGCCGGCCAGGAGGACGAGGTTATAATTGCTGAGCAGGTAACGGTCCGCGTCGAGGAGATCCCCGCCGAGGAGGACGAGGTCGACGGAGGAGAGTCCTTCGCCGACGTGGTTCGGAATTGAGGAGCTGATGCCTGAGCTCGAGGACTGGACGGATCTCAGTAAATGGCAGGGCGACGTCCCGGACGCCAGCCTGCGCGCGATGAAGGCCGACGGGATAACCGGGATCTGCGTCGGGTCCTGGCATGGGATCGATGCGAACCCCTACGCCCGGAGTGTTCTCAGCCGAGCTCGGAACAACGTCGGCCTCGATACCGCGACCTACTACGTGTTCAACAACCGCGGCGGCCGCGAGACGGTCGAGCGGGCGATCGCCGCCTGCGGGCAGCGCGAGTGGGATGCTTGCCTTTTCCATGCGCCGGACGTTGAGATTCGCGGCATCACCGAGCAGATCCTCCGGGATGGCATTAACGCGACGAAGGCGGCCGGCGGCCTACCGATCATCTACACCGGAAATTGGTTCTGGAATTGGTGGCGGTCCGCCCTCGGCCACGCGCCCGATTTTCGGGATGAGCCGTCATGGATCGCCGTCTATAACGGGCTGGCTGATCTAAACGTGGTGCCGGCCTGGGGCCTCGGGCCGATGAAGATCCACCAGTACACCGGCTCGACGCAGCGGTACGGAACCACTGTCGATTTCAACGTCGCGGACAAGGCCTGGATAGACCTCGCCCGCCAGCCAACGCCACCAGTAACGGAGCCGGAGCCGGAGCCGCCGGCGGAAGGAGATCCACTTATGGGCAAGATCCTCGATCTAGCGACGGCCTTCGGGCGGGAGCTCGAGGCAGAGATAGCGAGGGCGAAGGCCCTCCCCGTCCCGATCAAGGGCGACAAGGGCGACACCGGCGCAACCGGACCAGCCGGCGGCGGCGGCGGCACGACGCAGCGGACCTACACCGTCAAGTCGGGCGACAACCTGAGCGGCATCGCCGAAAAGTATCCGGGCGTGAGCTGGCGGCAGATCTACGAAGCAAACAAGGCGCTGATCGGCTCTGACCCTGACACGATTCAACCGGGCCAGGTCCTCGTCATCCCTGGATAACCCATCCGTAAAGGAGGCTCGTTATGGAGGAGCTCGTCGGACTCGGCGGCGTCGCCGGAGCGGCCGCCGTCATGGCGATAGTCGCGCTGGTGAGGCAGACGGTCCCGATCCCGCACCGATTCACCGGCGGCCTAGCCGTGGCCGTGGGCATCGCCCTTAACATCGCCCTGCGGCTGGCGACGGGGGAGGCCAACGTCGTCGCCGAGGTCGCGGATCCCAACTGGGCGGCAACGATCTTGACCGGCTTCCTGGCTGGCCTCGCGGCGACTGGCTTGTGGGAAGGGCAGAAGGCGATCCGCGAGAACGGCGCCAGCCCGTAGAAGATGGGCGATGCTGCCGGCGGAGCAGCTGCACGATGCGGCGCGCATCATCGCTGCGTCGGTAGCTGAGCCGCACGAGCGGCCCGACGTCTATCAGGAGGCGTGGATCCGGTTCATTCGATACCGGCCGCGGAAGTTTGGCTTCGCCTTGACGCTGGCTGCGGCGGCGCGTGACAGCTTGTGGCGGCGGCGACGCAAGCATCGGCGGTTGGACCGCGCCGCTAGGCCGGACCAGCCCTACACCGACGAGGAGCCGCTGCTCGAGGCCCGCGACCAGCTCCGCCGGCTCGCCGCCGCCCGGCCCGTTTCCTTACGGAGGGTGCTGCTCCTAGTGAACAAGGGTGGCCCGCTCACTGGTGCGGAGCGCCGGACCCTTCACTATCACCGCAGCCTACTCCGGGCCGTGCGGTAGCTCGTCGCTCCTTCTGCTATTTCTAGGGACAGCGCACCCGCTCAGGTTCAGCGATCGCAGCTCGCGGATCCGCGATCCCCGCCGATTTCTAGGGATGGCTCCCCATCTCCGTTCGATCGAACGGGCCTTGCCACCACGGCATTGACAACCCTAGCAGCATACGTATACACTCTACGCATAGTCAGGAGAGGAGGGCAGAGCAACGCCGAACAAAACGATCTACGTGAGCAAGGAGGACCAGAAGATCCTTGACGCCAACCCGCAGCTCGTCGCGTCGAGGCTGTTCTCGGAGGCGCTCAAGCTGTGGGCCGACAGCGCCGGGGCGCCCTTTGGTGAACGTCTACCGCGGCCTCGGCCATCGGCGAGGGTTGGCTGAGAACCGACAAGGCCGCCGACTACGGCAGCGGCGGCCCTGACGAAAGGAGGCATAGGACCCATGACAGATCCATCACCTACGAAGCAGCTTAGCACGAGCCGGAGGTCCCGTCTACGACGGCGACTGAGCCGGGCCTGGCGGGCGACCCTCGAGGCGCTGCGCGACGCCTGGATCCCGCCGGCGGAACCGCTCTGCGAGCACGGATACGCGTCCGAGTATTGCGAGGATCCCGACTGTCCGCATTGGGCTGCGCCGTGACGCTCTCCGCTCACGATCGCGAGAACGTCGACGACATTCTGGCGCACGAGGAGCTCGGCTGGTTCACAGCCAAGCTGCTGCGCCTGATCTGGAAGGCTGACGAGCACCATCGCGAGCTCCTAGCGAAGGGATTCCCGGAGGAGGTCGAGCTGGTGCGCGAGTACGAACGGAGTAAAGCATGACAGCGAAGAACCAGACGGAGCGGGCGGTCATCGTCCGCGACACGACCGAGACTCGGACGGCGCTGATGAGCCGCTTCGGGCAGGAATTTAACGCCGGCCTGAGCATCGGCCAGTTTCTAGGCCTCGCTAACCTTTACGGCCTCAACCCCTTCCTTAGCCACTGTACGGCGATTCAGGGGCGGTTCTACATTGAGCGCGAGGGTTGGCTCCATATCATCAACCGGGAGGCACCCGGCCAACTGGTCGGCCTCATTGACGCCCGGGTCGGTACGCCCGAGGAATACGAAATGCTCCGCGTCCCCACCGAGGACTTCCTTGCCTTCGCCTCGATCACCCGAAGGGCGACGCCGGAGGATGAGCCTCAGACCTTTCGCCGTCACGCGATCGTGCCGCAGCGGATGACGATGCCGACGAAGGCGGAGCGAGAGCTACTCGAGCGGAAGCCGAACGCAAAGGTCCGGCACATCGTCGAGGATCCGTGGGATATGGCGATGAAGCAGGCGACCGTCCGCGTCCTGCGGATGGCGTTCAACGACCTGCTCCTCCGCCTGGATCTCGGCGACGTTCGCGCCGGGCCGACGATGGTCGGGCAGGTTCCGCCGGAGGAGATCGAGGGTAGCGAGGCGCCGGCGATTGGGCCGCCCGACGCCGGGCAGACGATCGAGGAGGCGTCGACCAGGGCGGAGCCGCCTGCGAAGTCTGCGGCGACGTCAGAGAACGGCCTCGACTGGTCGCGGCTGTGGTCGATCGCGAGCGAGGCCGGGATGGACCGCGCCGCGGTTCACCAGTTTTTCAAGGTCCCGGACCGCGAGGGCGCGCTGAAAGATGAGGCCTACGCCCGCGCCGGCAAGGCGAAGCAGGCGCCCGTCCAGATCGTCGCCGATATGGCGGACCAGCTCGAGGCGGATATCCGCGGCCGGCAGGATCCCGGACCGCCGCCGGAGCCAGAGCGTCCACTTCAGCCGGACACTGAGGAGGAGGCACCCACCGATGAGGGCGCGTGAGCTCCTCGCCCTGGTACTCGCGCTCGAGAGCATCCGGCTCGAGATCCGAGGCCTCGATATGATCCCGCCAAAGGACGCCGAGCGTAATCGTAGCGAAGCCGATAAGAACGCGAGCGAGGCCTTGCAGCTGGTGAGGGCGCTGGCAGAACAGGAGGAACGATGAGCAACGATCAGAAGTACATCAGGCTGTACCCTGAGCGGGCGGTCGCGCCGGCGCGGAAGGTGCTGGGCGAAATCCTAGCGGAGTTGAAGGCGAACGGTGCTCACCTGGATGATGTAGAACACGCCCTGACGCAGTTGGATGCGCTGGGCTTCCCGAAGAACGAACCGCTGTTCCTGCTACGCGGCCAGGACGTCCTCGCGGGAGAGCTGGTGCATCAGTACGCGCAGGTCGTCCGCCACCATCCGCAGCCGCAGGTCCGTGCGCTGGACGCCGACCATATCGACGAGCTGGCCGACCGGATGGATCGCTGGCAGCCACGAAAGTATCCCGACTGAAAGGAGGCGACGCTGATGGCCGCGCATTTGCGATCGATCCACGAGCCGAAGTGCGGGCGCTGCGGTCGGAAGGCGACCGTTACACTTCATAGCACCCGGAACGCTCCGATCGGCGACTACTGCCAGAAGCACGGCGCGACGGAGCTCAAGGAGTTTCTCAGGAAGTACCCGGAGGAAGGAGGCCCACAGTGACAGACGACGCGATCAAGGTCGGTGATCTCATCATCGACGAAGAAACGGGCGAGATCCTGCAGCTGCCGGAGGGCGTCGGCGACCCGTTCGAGTGGCTGACGCACAAGGCGAACGAGGCGGCCGCAGCGATCAAGGCCTGGACGGCCATCGGCGGTATGTACAAGTCGGCCCTCGGCGAGCTCCTCACGAAGGCCGGCGTTAAGTCTATGCGGACGCAGTACGGGGCGCCAGGCTGGCGCTCCCGGAGGAACCGCAAGGTCCGCATCGACAGGCTACCGCAGGTCATCGACGACCACGAGCTGAGCCACGGAGACGTTTTGACACTCCTGCTCTGCGCATCCGAGCTGAGCGTGACGAAGGTCGAGGCCCTCGAGCTGCCCGGCGAGGCGATGAAGGAGTTGATCGACGAGCAGCCGGCGTCGACGTGGGTCCAGATCAGCCCGGCGACGCCGATGCCGCCGGACGTCGAGAATGTGAGACGGCCATCATGACGGACCCGCCGACCTCCAAGGGCGTCTATCGCGCCAACCGGCCGCTTTGCGCCCAATGCGGCAAGCCGATCGAGGACTCCGAGGCCAGGGTTCAGCGGGCGGGCCTCCTGTTCCATCGCGATCGCGACGAGTGCTTCGATGCCTATCGCAAGATGGGGCGGGAGATGGCGCGGGCCGGTTGTCTTCCCGTCTCAAGGCGGGAGGGCGGCCATGAGTAACGAACCCTGCATTGCCGTCACGATCGACCGCAAGATCAACCTCGGCAACTACGAGAGCGCCAGCGTCGGGCTGGTCCTGAGCGGCGTCCCGGTCGGCGCCACGGTCGAGGAGATCAACGCCATGCTCGACACCGGCCGGATCATGTACGACCAGATGAGAGCGAGAATCCAGGAGCAGGTCGTCGAGAGACGACGGCAAGGAGGCGCAGCGTGAACCCTGTTACTCCACGATCGGGCGGCGAAGGTCGGCCGATCGTCTTCACCGCGAACCAGCCGGAGTATCGGCCGCTGCCGGCGCTCGTGACCGATGACGGCGACGTCCTGTCGGAGTGGGAGTTGACCTATGCTGAGCGTCGAGCTATCGCCGACGGCGCCCGGCTCAGGGTGCGGCAGTTCACGTTCGGGTCGTTGCTGCAGCCGATCCTCCTCACGATCGAGGGCGTGGATCCCGAGCCGCCGGTAGGCATAACGCGGCCAGACGAGACGCCAGACAGATCGCCCGAGCGGCCACTAGGAGTCCCGAGAACCGACGAAGGGTTCTGCTAATGCCGACGACACTCAGGTCCTACTCCGAGACGAAGGTCAGCCCTGCACAGTCCCGCCAGGATGTCGAGGATCTCCTCGTCAAGGTTGGCGCGAAGGGTTTCCGTTGGGCGTCGACCGTCGGCTACCCCGGCCGCGAAAGCCTCGAGGCCGTCGTTGAGTGGGAGAGCCAGCCCTTCTCCTTCCGAATCGAGGTCACTTTCGAGGACGAACGCCAGCGCCGGCGGCTGATGAGGGCGCTCTACTGGTATCTCAAGACGAAGATCGAAGCCGTCCAGCTCGGCCTCGTTGACCTCGAGCACGAGTTTCTCCCGTACCTTCTCACGAGCGAGGGGCGCACCGTCTACGACCAGCTGCGTAGCACGTTGCCGAAGATGCTCGCACCGCCGCCGGAGGACGCTTGAAGGGGGCCAAAAAGCCGCCGGCCCGACCTGTAGAGATCGGGCCGTTTCGTCAACAAAAGGGTTGACACTGGCGGACGGGCGATGGATAATCACCCTCACGGTTCCGAACCAATATTAAACGCTGGCGTAGCAGACCGTCAACCGCTCTCGCTCACCCAACCGAGAGGAGCTTTCGCTATGCCTTCATCTACCCGTCGCTACGTCTCCCGCGCGCGCCCGCCTGGGGGGGAGGCGGGGGTACAACCACCATTACTAAACACAGTAGTTAATCGGGATACGGATCCCCCCCCCCCCTCGCCCGCACCCGCGAGCGACGACGAGCTCCTCGAGGCGCTGCGCAACGAAGGCGTCCGCGTCGCTCGGATCATCATGCGCGACTTTGACCCGGGCAGGATATGGTCGGCGCTCGAGGCCTACCAGGAGGCGCGAGAGGCCGCTCAGGACGTCGGACCCGGCCTGCTCGTCTGGATGGTCCGCGAGGGCTGTGAGCCGGCGGCGCTGAGCCGTGAGGAGCGGGAGCGGGACGAGCGCAGCGATTGGCTTCGCCGGCGGATGAAGATCCACCAGGTGCGGCAGGAGCAGGTGTCGTGAGCAGCCCTCTACGGCCGTTGATCCAGGACTACTACATCCGGCATCCGACGGGCGGGAAACTACACGTCGTTCTCGACGACCTCAACATTGACGACGGCGATATCGAGGCCGCCCTTGAGTACGCTAACCTCTGTGCCGAGGAGGAGTGTCCGACCTGGTGCGACCTTGAGGCGGCGCTGATCGGCTGGATGCTAATCGACGTTGACTCCACACTACGCGAGCAGCTGATAAAGGAGGCGACAGATGGCAAGGGTACGTAGGCGCCGGCAGATGGCGTTCGACGAGAAGGTGATCCAGGACCCGGAGCTCGAGGCGTTCCTTGAGGCCCGGGAGAGCGTGGCGGAGGCTCACGCGACCTATCGGGAGAAGACGAAGGCGGCGCAGGCGAGGGTGAAGGAGCTCGGCACGGAGGGCGCCTTCCGCTGCGGCCGGTTCGCTATCTCGGTGAGCCCGAAGGAGAGCCGGCACGTCGAGTTCGACCAGGCCTCGAGGATCCAGATCAATTTCAAGATCGCGAAGGTGGCGAAGGAGTGACGCGCTGGCGGATCGAGGAGTACATGAAGACGGTCGCCCAGCAGCGGGAGCAGCTGATTCTCCAACGGCTGCCACAGACGGCGAACCCGACCGGCTTCGAGGTCGGTGGGCGGTACTACCGCGGGCCGCTCTGCGAGCTGATCTTCGAGGGCTGGCTCGGCGATCGCGGCATCGATTACGAGCCGCTCGGCAACACCCGCGGCAGATCCGACCCAGGCGGCGACTTCCGCGTTACCGCCGGATCCGGTCGGCAGTTCGTGATCGACGTCAAATCGGTGCCGGTCCAGTCGTTCCGGCTGTTCGTCAACGCCGAGGAGTTTCAGCGCCGGCCGCGGGCCGACTACTACGTGCCGGTGCAACCGCACGAGGGCGAGGAGTGGGCGACGATACACGGCTACTTTACCGGCGACGAGGTCGCAGCGATGCCGATCACGCCCGGGTATCGTGCGCCGAACCACGAGGCGCCGCTGAGCTCAGCCCACGGCATCGAGTCTGCGCTGGCGATCTGGCGATGAGCGTCCTCATCGGCGGCGTACTCTACCAGACTGTCAAAGTCGGTCGAGGGCGACGGGCGCATCTGAATCGCGGGGCAGGGGCGGCCTCGACTTATTGTGGACTCAGCCTGCGCGGCAGGTGGCATCTTGTCGATCACCTTTCCGAGGACGAGTTGCTCTGCAATAACTGTGACGCCTACGCTCGGGCGTCGAGAGAGGGGCGAACCCTATGAGTGAGCCGCTCGCGGCCCACGTCTACGGCGTCGTCCTGGCCGGCGCGGCGATAACGTCCTGCCGGACCTGCGGCGCTCTGATCGTGTGGGGACTGACGAAGAAGGATAGCCGAGCTCCGTTCGATCACCCACGATCGGAGTACGGATGGGTGAACCATTGGGTGACGTGCAAGCGTCCGCCGGCGAGGCGGAGGAAAGGAGCGGGACCATGACACGACCGGGATCGCTGAAAGGAGCCTACGTGCTGAGCGCGCGCTTCCTCGAGTGGGCGCGCGACAACGGTCGGGCTAAGCTAATCGGCGACGTCGAAAGGGCCCGGAAGGAGTACAGGACGAGCGGCGCCGCCACGAGCAGGTACGGAGATCTCAGCGACGCGGATCTCAAGGCGGCGCAGAAGAAGGCGTCCGTCCGCAAGGAGCGCCTCGACGCGGAGGTCGGCCGGCGTGAGGATCGGAGTCCCGTCGCCGGCGAAGTCCCGCCGGCGTGATCGTCCTCGGCGTCGACGCGGCTCTCAATAAGTCGGGCCTCGCGATCTGCCGGGACGACGTCATCGTCTGGACCAGCGTATGTCGGGTGCCGGTCAAGCTGCCGCTGCCGGCGAAGTTGCAGCTACTCTACGATGCCGCTCAGATGGCGCTCAACGCAGATATCCGCGACCCGGATATCCCGACGGCGACCCTAGTGCTAATTGAGAGCCCGGGCGCGTGGGCTCGCGGATCTCCTCGCTCGAAGCAGAGCACGGTTGAGGCGCTCGCTCAGTCGAGGGCGGCCGTCCATCTGGCGGCGAACGGTGCCGACTGCCGATCGGAGGAGATCGACGTCAACGAGGCCCGCTGGCTCATCATCGGCAAGGTGAGCGGCGGGCCTGGCCGCTACCTGACGAAGGAGCTCGTTCGCCATCTGCTCGAGCAGCGGGGCGTGGACCCGGATCTCATCAAGGATCCAGACGCAGCCGACGCCGCCGTGATCGCGCTCGCCGGCTGGTCGCTATGGAAGGCGGGACATTATGTGGGGGTGTAGTTGCTGGACCTACCTATTCCAATTTGGGTTTGGTGCCCGGCGATGGTGGTACACCTGTTTGAAATGCCGCTATACTTTCGGCGAAGGGCCGATGCTTTCACCCGAGGTCGTCGGGAGAGTCAGGAAGTGGCAAGCGGGCATAGAGGCTAAGGTGCAGGCGGGCCGACGGGATTCTCACCAGGCGATGTTGATATGAGCGGGCGCCTACTAAGGCGACGACGATGATCTGGCCGCTGGCGAAGGGCTGGCTCATCGGCTACCTGTTCGCAGGACCGCGACGGGATCCGGTCGTCGAGGCGAAGATCGCCTTCATGGACGTGTGGCGGCTCACCGAGGCGATCCGTCGCCTCACGCCCACGGCCGAGGAGGCGGCCGTGGCGCTCTCGCGGTTCTCCGTCGCCTACCGAGAGACGATGGACGTGACGGCCGACGTGCCGACGACCGCCTGCCAGGGGTAGCCGTCGGCCTCCTTCCAGAAAAAGATATCGGCCCACAGCCACGGCCCGAGGCCGCGGTCCTCGCAGACGTAGATCCGCCCTGTCGGGTCGCCCTCAAGGGTGAACCTCGCCCCGAGCTGCCAGGCATAGCCGCAGGCTGCGGCGCCCTCGTACACCGTGGCGCCGCCGGCCATCGTGCCGCAGAACCCGCCGCGCGGTCCCTCGCAGGCGTAGAAGGTGACGGCGACAAGCGCCTTAACTCCTGCGGGCAGCGTCGGAGTGGTAACGGGGACGACCTCGGATGCGCTTGCGATCAGCGCTTCGGGCGTAGGCGCCAGCGTGGGTGTGATGGGACCTACACCCGGGGACTCATATACCGGCCAGTCATATACCGGCGAGGGAAGCGACGCCTCGAGGCTGGCGCCTGGTCCTGGCAGGACGAAGCCGGCGGCGAGAGCGACCAGGCCGCCGGCTATCAGGGCGATGCCCCATTGACGTCTTACGTTTGGGTGAGGTTTCTCCCACGGTGCCGGCGCTTCTTCGCCGTCGCACGGCAACGAGCGGAGCAGTAGTCGGACCGGCTGGTCGGGTCCTTCCAGGCGCCGCGGTGCCGGCCGCAGCCGAGGCAGGTCACGAGGAGCTGATGGCAGGTCGGGCAGCGATCGAGGGAAACGTGCTGGATCGTGATCTCCTCGATGAGCCGGACGCCGCCGTCCTTCGACTCCTTGTTGACGGTGTAGCCGAGTCCGGTCATCCGAAGATCCTCCGGAACAGCCCGCCGGTCGCCTTACCGGCTGCGCGTCGGCCGACACGCCGGGCGACCTTCCGCTTCTTCACGGCGGTGACGTCGCCCATCAGGCGCCCGATCCTGTAGAGCCAGCCGCGGGCGCTCACGGCCGGACCTCGACGATCGTCACGATCTCCTCGAGGAGGAGTCGATGGAGGATCCGGCGGCCCTTCGGCGGGTGCCCCCATTTCATAGCGACGGTCGAGCCCGCCTGCGTCGTCAGGGTCCAGTCGTCGACGACGTCGACCTCGAGCTGGACGCCGTTCTTCAGGGTGATCTCGAGCCGCTTCACGCTGGAACCTCGGCGACGGGATGGATCGAGGCGTCCGGGCAGGAGCAGGCCTCGACGAAGATCTTGAGCGGGTCCCGCTCGCCGGCGCGGACCAGGCTCGCCCGGAAGTCCCGCAGCGCCTTGACGGCCTTCCGTCGGCTGTCGTAGCAGGAGAAGAAGGCGAAGGCGTCGCCGTTGAACGCGGCCTTTGCGAGGTAGTGCTGCCGCCTCATCGGTGAGCCTCCTTTCACCTGCCAGTATACGTATACCGCAGACGTTGTCAACCCCTTTAGGGTGACAATTCACGCCGGCAACCCCGGCCGTGCTATCTGAGGATTGACAGCCGGCGCTTTTCGGGTGTAGAAACGAAGGGTAGCCCTCACCCGGGCGCGGTTGTCCAGGGCCGCGGCCGTTGTGGGGGCTTCATCGCTATGACGTTCGCGGGATGCTCACCGGACAGGGCTCGGGCCGGAGGCTGTGAGGGCTACCCGGCCCGGGCCACCCCGATTTTTGGCTCGGGGCTGGTCATGTTATGACGACGGTCAAGGAGCTGCCGGTCGAGATCGTCCCGATCGACTCCCTCAATCTGTGGGAAGGTAACCCGCGCATCAACGCCGCTGCCATCCCGGCCGTCCGCCGCTCGATCGAGTACTTTGGCTTCACGAATCCCATCCTCGCCCGACGCGAGGACCGCATGGTGATCGCCGGTCACACGCGCATCGCGTCGCTGCGGGAGATGGGCGAGGACACGGCGCCGGTCATCTTCCTGGACCTGTCTGAGGCGGACGCGAAGCTGCTCAACATTACCGACAACCAGACGGGTCAAATCGCGGGATGGGATGACGGGAAGCTATCGGAGGCGATGATGGGGCTCGGCGACCTCGGGATGGACCTCGCGCTGACGGGGTTCGACGTGGGCCGGATCCGGGAGCTGACGCGGAACGGCGCCGGCGGCGACGATTTCGACGTCGAGGCGGCGCTGGAGGACAGTCCTGGTCGCGTGGAGCGCGGCCAGGTGTGGCGTTGCGGCGACCATCGGGTGATGTGTGGGGACAGCACGATCGCGGAGGACGTGGCGCGGCTGATGGCGGGGGAGAAGGCGCGGGTTGTTGTCGCTGATCCGCCGTATGGGATCGCCTACGAACACGACGATCGACCAGCCGAGCGCCCGCACAAGTTCGACCAGATCGCCGGTGATGCGTTGGAGGGTAACGAGTTCCAGTCGTGGTTAGAGGGCGCAATAGGCGCTATCGCGCCGAGCGCCGCCGAAAATGCAGCATGGTATTTATGGCACGCTCAGAAGACGCAGGGCTATTTCGCCGCCGCCGCCGCCGCCGCCGCTGGTATCATCTACCATCGGCAGATCGTATGGGTTAAGCCCCATTTCACGTTCGGACGTGGCGTTTACCACTGGCGGCACGAGCTCTGTCTGATGGGTTGGCGCGAGGGCTGTAAGCCGCCGTTCTATGGCGAAAGGAATCAAACGACAGTATGGGAAGTCGATTATGACGGGCAACGGGTCGCGGGTACGAATACCCTACACGCGAACCAGAAGCCCATCGGCGTGATTGAGCCAGCGATCACGAATCATCTACGTGTGGGCGAGACTGTCCTCGACCCGTTCATCGGCTCCGGCACGACGATGATCGCCGCCGAGCGCCTGGGGCGCCGGTGCTACGGGATGGAGATCGAGCCGCGCTACGTCGCGGTCACTCTCGCCCGATGGGAGGCGGAGACGGGGAGGAAAGCGGTGCTAGAGGCGGATCGTGACGGGATGAAGTGACGTGAGACTTTCGATAGCGGCGTGGGACCCGTACCAGATATTTCGGTCGAATTTGGCCTTGCTGATCAACCCATCATGCTGGAGGAACCAGAGCGCGTGCTCCACCGTGCGCTGCGGGGCATCGATGGCCTGGGCGATCTCCTCAGACTGGCGGATGCGGAAGACCTCATCCGGGTGCTCCTCTAGGTATTCGAGCACCAGTGCGCGGGTTTTGCCCACGCGATTCTTGAGGGGAACATCGGCGATCTTCATGATGGGTCTCCTTTCGCTGCGTGGAAGCATACGTCATGCATACGGCGAAAGTCAAGCGATGAAAGCAAACCTCAATTCTTTAGAAACGGAGATGAAAACCGCTTGACTTCCTTCCTGAGCAGAGTGAGTAATGGTGCTCCAAAGGCTCGTATCAAGGAGGAGTACCGTGACGATCGACAACCGCAACCTGACGCGCGGCACGAAGCTGGTCGCCCGCTACAAGGGCCAGGAGTACGCCTGCACCGTCGTCCAGCGCGAGGAGGGGATCCGTTACCATGTCCCCGCCCACGGAGGATTTCACAAAAGCCTGTCGGCGGCCGGGTCGGCCGTGACGGGTGCCGCCTGCAACGGCTGGCGCTTCTGGTCGGTCAAGGGCAGCAAGGCCGCGGAGCCGGCGCCGGCGAAGGCGGAGGCGGAGCCGGAAGGCTTCAGGCGCATCCCGGGAGGCCGGGCCTGGTGCAATGGCTGCGCAGCCGCGTTCAAGGTGAAGGCCGGTTCGTTGCCAGCGACCTGCCCGCAGGGTCACACGCCGGGCGCCGAGGAGATCGAGCGGGAGGCCGTCACAGCCTAGTCAGCGCCGCAGAATCGAATATAGGCGAGGGCCGTCCGCAGGGGCGGCCTTTCGCGTTGCCTGCGGCAGGGCTGGTTGCCTGATGACGAATCCACGGACGCCGGATGTCGCGGTACGGGCGCGTGAGGTTGAGGTCGCCCGCCTGACCGCGCGTAAGGTGCCGCAGGCGATGATCGTCTCTACGCTCGGGATCTCGGAGCGCCAGGTCCGCTATGACCTCGCCAACTTCCGCAAGCGCATCGCCGAGGCCGCCGGCGCCAACAAGATGCTGATGGAGGTCTACGAGGAGCTGTTCCGCACTGCTTGGCAGGATCACGATAAGGTGCCGGAGACGGGGGTAAAGACGATAACGACGACGTCGAAGGACGGCACAACCCAAGTCAGTCAGACGGTCAGACCGAGTACGGCGAGGGCAGCATACCTTCGTGTCATGGTTGAGATCGCGGATCGCCTGGCGGCGCTGTCGGGGATCGACCTCAAGAATCTAGTCCCGGCCGCCGGCGGGGATACCTACGTGCTCGGCGACGCTACCTTCGACCAGCGAAGATTGGAGGTGAGCGACGAGCTCGCCAACAAGATCCGACGCGCCGGCGACGGTCACAACGCAGGAGGCGGTTAGATGGTTTGGCCGTCACGCGCTCGACTTTCAGACGGAGTGCTTCTGGACGCTGCCTGGACCAGACGAGCCGGCGACAGGTCCGCTCCTCTGCCAGGCCTGGCCGGGGATCGTCGACCTTCAGGCGACGCTCGACGCCGAGCGCCGGGTTCTCGGACTGAAGTCGCGCAAGATCGGGTTCACGACGGCGGGACTCGCCCGAGCTCTACACGTCGCCACCTTCAGGAGCTACTCGCGTTCGCACTTGTTCTCCTATCGGGACGACGCCGCCATCGGCCTGATCGAGCGGGTCAAGTTCGCCCACGCCAGGCTACCCGAGGAGCTGAAGCTGCCGATCGTTCGATCGAACGATCACGAAATCCACCTGGCCGGCTACCGCTTCACGCACGACGAGGGAGACGTCCGGGTCATCAAGGCCTACCCGACGACGGAGGACGTGTCGGCGGACGAGGTATGCGACTTCGCCCTGATCGACGAGGCCGCCCGTATCGCCCGCTTCTCCGAGCTCTACGCCGCGATCGAGCCGACGCTGACGGATCTCCTACTGGTGATCTCCTCCGGCCGGGGTCCCGAGGGCGCCTTCGCCGAGACATGGCGCGCCGCCAAGTCCGGCGATATCCGCCTGGCCGCTCGGTTCTACCCCTACACCGCGCGGACCGGCAGGGACCAGGCCTGGCGCGAAGCGAAGATGGGCGAGTACGCGATCAAGGAGATCGCCCGCCGCGAGTACCCCGAGACGGAGGAGGACGCCTTCCTCGGGTTGGAGGAGTACGTCTTCGCCGGCTGGTCGCTGGACCGAGCGAAGAATGGAGCCGTCGGGCTCCGTGGCCGGATCGATGGTCACGACTACATCACCTTTTGGGATATCGGCAGGACGCAGGACGCCGCGGTCGGCGTGGTTCTGGACGTCACGGACCGCCCGGTTCAGGTCGTCGGCTACCGCCGATTGGAGCGGACGCCATACCCCGCGTTGCAAGCGATCATTGCGACCTGGTACACGTCCTACGGTGGCCGGCTATTTATCGAGGAGAACGCCGCCGGCCTCGCCGTGGCGGAGAACCTCACCGTGCCCTGTCAGACGAGGTTCACCAGCTCGAAGTCGAAGCCGGAGATGATCGAGAACCTGAAGAAGGGCCTCGAGCAGGGGGACGTTAAATGGCGAGACGTGCCGCAGCTGGACCGCGAAATGCGGGGGTACAAGTGGGATGATAAGGCGATCGTCCAGGACAGCGTCATCGCCCTGGCCGGCGCCTACCTCGAGACGAGGTCGTCGTGGCTGATCCGGTAACTCAGGTCGTCGATGAGCAGGCCGACGACGAGGGGCTGTGGTTTGAGGCCGCCACGGCACCCGAGGCCTATCTACAGAAGGCGCTCCGACGCCTTCACGAGGCCATTGAGGCGCAGAGTGGGCAGGAGGCCCGCCGTGGATCGTAGCGACCTGAGCGCCGTCCTGAGCCTCGTCGTCTACGCCGTGCTCGCCGCCGTCCTCCTGATCGTTGGCGCCTATACCGCTGGCGTCGCGGCCGGCCTGGCGGTCCAGGGATTCGAGCTGGTGCGATGAAGGACGAGCAGAGCCTATTCGGGCGAGACGGTATCCTCCGGGTCCTGTCGCGCAGCCTGGCCGACAAGCTGATGCTCGCCGTTATCGGCACCGGCGTCGTGGCGGCCTTCGTCATCCTGGCGATCGGAGCGGTCCGATGAGCTGCGGCAGAGTCGGAGCGCACCAGCACCAGCGGCGGAAGCGGCTCCGGCAGAAGCTGCGCCACTGGACGCACCTACGGCGCTACAGGAGGAAGGCATGATGGCGATGATAGGTCGTTTCTTGTGGCGACACCGATCGTTTCTATGGAGGATTGCCATAGGCTACTCTGAAGCTGCTGTTCGGCAGAGGGATCGGATTCGGGCCATCCGCGATACAAACGAGGCTCGCGAGAGTCACGTCGTTTGGGCCGATTTTGCCGCCAAACAGCCTAGTCACCCCAGTATCGAGACCGCAGGCAACGAACAGCATCATCGCCGATGGATCGAAAATTACGACGGTATCTTGCTGAGCCTTCGGGAGAACCGATGGGCCTGACGGTATCCAATCGGAGAACGGCATGACGACCCCCGAGGTTCTGATGATCCTCAAGCAAGGGATCCGCTTCGAGGCGCCGAGCGCCGCAGAGCGACGTGAGCCTTTCGCCGTCGTCCGATGCCCAGGCTGCAAGGGCGCCGGTACGGTCGACTCCGACCAGTACGAGGGTCAGACCTCGATCGATTGCTCGAATCCTGACTGTACGTACCACGAGACGCACGACCTACGGAAGGCGCCGGCATGACGAGGGTCGGCCTGGCGCCGCGGCGGAAGATGGGAGAGGAGATCCTGACGGACTCCTGCCCGTTCTGTGCTTCCGCGCCGCTGGCGAATCCTGGCGCGACGAGGAAGACGACGACGTTGATCCTGGTCGAGCATCCGGCCTGTCACGCCTGCCGCGTCCTGATGGGCCCGGGCCACGTCGAGGCGAGTCTCAACAAATACTGCTCCTGGTGCGACGGGCAGGGTAACAGGCGGCCGAGACGGGCGAGCAGGTGGGGTTACTGATGGGCCGTATAGCGAAGGCGATCAACCGCCTCCTGCCCGGAGGCCTGAAGGACCGCAACATTATGCAGGTGGCGCTCTGGCGAGCCGGGAAGCCGGAAGGGCCGCCTCGCAACTTCCGCACCTACGCCGAGGAGGGATACGGCCGGAACGAGATCGTCTACTCCTGTATCATCGCCAACGCGCAAAGCGCCGACGAGATCAGCCTCGTCGCTCAGGTCCGCGACGGCGCCGAGTGGATCCGCCCGGACGACGCCAGCGCCGGCACCGACCGCCGGGCGGGTATGCAGCTGCAGGCCCTCCTCGAGCAGCCGAACCCGAAGCAGGATCAGTACGAGTGGATCCAGGATCTCATCGTCAATCTGATGGTCGCCGGGAACAGCTACCAGAACGTCGAGGTAAGCGGCCGGATGGACCCGGTCGCGCTGTGGCATCTGCGGCCCGATTGGGTGTCGATCATCCCGGATCCCGATACCCTCATCGGCGGCTACACCTACCGCGTCGACGGGACCGGGGACGCGGTCAGGATCGAGCCGGACCGGATGCTCCACCAACGGCTGCCGAAGGATCCGCGAAACCCGCTCTACGGCCTAGCGCCGTTGTCGGTCCTCGCCCGCCAGGTCGACGTCGACAACGCGGCGACCGACTTTATGAAGGCGTTTTTCGACAACATGGGTATGCCGGCGTGGCTGGCGACCTCGAAGGGCAAGATCTCTGAGGAGCAGGCGGACACGTTCAAGCGGCGATGGCGGGATGAGTACGGCCTGAGCCGCACGGCAGCGAGCCGTGAGCTGTCCCTGGTGGGCCGCGGCGGCGAGCAGGCGGCCTCCGGCGTGGGCGGCGTGGCGATCGTGGACGGGACAGAGGTCACGATGACGCGCCTCGGCGCCTTCCCTGGCTCCCGGGAGATGGGTTTCCCGGAGCTGCGCGATATCCCCGAGACTCGTATCTGTATGGTTTTCCGGGTCCATCCTCAGATTGCGTTCGCCCTGGTCGCCTTCAAGCATCCTACCTTCGCTCAAGCGAAGATGGCCGAGCAAGTCCAGTGGACACAAGGCTACCTGCCGCTATGGCGCCGGATCGCCGGCAAGCTGACGACGGACCTCCGGCCCTACTACGGGAAGAACGTCCGGGTCGGCCTGGACCTGAGCGAGGTCACGGCGCTGCAGGAGGACCTCGGCGAGATGCGTAAGTTCTGGCTCGACGCCTTTGCGAAGGGCGCCATCACCGATGCCACCTTCGCGCAGAAGGTAGGCCTCGCGCAGGAGCAGGAGGGCGAGTTCCTCCGTCCGCTCAACGTCGAGGAGGTTCCGGCCGGCGCCAAGGTAGTAGAGATCAACGGTCGGAAGTACGTTGCGCTAGGCCTGAACGGTGGCCGGTCAGAAGCGAAGGTCGTCGCTCCCGCGAAGGTACGCCGCTACGTGGCTAGGATCGCGGCCATGAAGCGCGACCTCGAGGGTAAGCTGATCCCGGAGCTCGACAGCTACTTCGCCAAACAGGCGGACCGCGTTGTCGGCCGGATCCTCCGGCAGGGATCAGCAGCGCTCAGCCTCTACGTCGAGACGAAGCAGCAGTACCCTTTCGACGCCGACGATCTGATGCCCTCATCCGAGGACCGGGAGCTGGCAAAGATCCTGCGGCCTCGTGTCCTCGAGGCGGCCGAGGCTGCGTGGGAGGCGAGCGCGGCAGAGTTCGCCATCGACGCCGCCTTCGACGTCAGCAATCCGCAAGTGCGCTCGCTCCTTGCCGAGGCGAGTTCGAAGCGGGTCGTCAACATCACCGACGCGACGCGGGACGTACTCAAGCGGTTGCTGGCAGAGGGCGCCCAGCTCGGCCTCTCGCCCTTCCAACTGGCGAACGGTGTCGGTGACTTCGCCGGCGTGAGGTCGGCGGTCGAGGAGACGTACAAAAACCGTGCGATGGCGATCGCTCGAACCGAGATGGGATGGGGCTCGAACCGCGGCGCCAACGCTCTGTATCGCAGCGAGGGGATCGAGAAGGTCGAGGTATTCGACGGCGATTTCGACGATGCCTGCAAGGAAGCGGACGGCTCAACGTGGACGCTCGCGGAGGCGGAGGCCAACCCGCTTGAGCATCCCAATTGTCAGCGGGCGTTCGCGCCCGTCGTAGAGGAGGGCAGCTGATGGAGTTCAAGGACGTCATCGTAACGCAGGTCAAGCAGGAGGGCGACCAAGGGATCATTGAAGGGTTCGCCGCCATCATGGGCAACGTCGACCACCAGGGCGACCGTATCCACCTGGGCGCCTTCTCGAAGACGCTCAGCGAGCCGCCCGATGGTTTGCCGCAGCTCCTCGGCTGGCAGCACAACCTCGATATCCCCTTCGGCCGGACGGTCAGCCTGAAGGAGGTCGGCCGGGACGAGCTGCCGGCGGAGATCCTCGCCAGGGCGCCCGACGCGACCGGCGGGCTGAAGTTCCAGGCCAAGATCGCGATGAGCTCCTCGACCAACAAGGAGCGGCTCGCGCTGATGAAGGACGAGACGGAGGTTATGAAGGGTTCGTCGATCGGCTTCGATACGATCAAGGCGGAGTTTAGCGTTGACCGGAGCGACGGCGCTCAGGAGACGCATATCCGGGAGATCCGCGAGGTCCGGCTGTGGGAAGTGTCGGTCGTTGCCCTCGGGGCGAACAGCGCCGCAGCCGTCACCAGCGCGAAGGACAAGGAGGGCAACGTGGACGACAAGCGGACAGACGAGGAGAAGGCGCTCGACGCGCTCATCACGACGGCGAAGGGCCTGACGCCGGAGGCGATCAAGGAGTTCGAGCCGGCGAAGCGCCACGGCCTCGGGATCCTCGTCCTGGCCGACGCGCTCGAGGTTGCGGTCGGCGAGCTGAAGGGCAAGGAGGGCCTATCCAAACCGACGCGAACCCGTATCGCTTCCGCGATGCGGATTCTTCAGGGCCTCATCGACGCGGCGGAGGCGGAGGAGGAGGCGGCACGGCACCCGAAGAAGGATCTCGACCTCGAGCTGCGGATCCGTACAGCAGAGCAGGAGCTCGAGACTACTCGACTATAACGAAATGCGGCCGCACTTCCTGAGCCGAGCCGGAGCCGGCGAGCCACCACTCACTCGGGAGCGGGCGCAGGAATAAAAACGGGAATAATAGCAGGAGGAAAAGCAGGGTGGACGACTTGCTGTTCAAGCTGAAGGCTCGCCAGGTGGACCGGGGCCTTCACCACTACGACGGGGCGGATATGTTTGTCCGAAAGGGCGTGACATACTACCGCTACGCTGACGGAACGGTCATCCCGGCCATAGCAGGAGGCGATGACGAAGCCGTCGAAAAGGAGATCCGCGACCTACAGACGGAGCACGACAAGCTCCTGACGGAGGTCAAGGATGCCCGGGCGAAGTACGGGGGCGAAGGCAAGGGCGAGATGCCGGCCGAGGAAAACAAGACGATGCTCTCCAAGCTGGACCGGGGCGACGAGATCCGGGTGAAGATCGGCGAGCTCACGGACGCGCTCGCGGTCGCCAAGCGGACGAAGGAGGCGGAGGACTACGCGAAGAAGGGAACCGGCCACGTCCCGCTCAGCGGCAACGGCGACCACTCGCCCGATGAGCTGGCGGAGTTCAAGCGCGCCGGCTTCGGGCCAGTTGAGGTCCGCGGCGGATACCTCGGCTGTGAGGTCAAGGGGAAGTGGGTCGACGTCTACCACGAGGACGAACTGACCGAAGGGCCGGCGGCCTCGGCGATCAAGGCCACGACGTCGCCCGAGTACGTCAAGGCGTGGAAGCACTATATGCGGGCGGTTCACACAACGGATCTCACGGCGAAGGAGTGGGAGATTCTGGCAGCTGCCGAGGTCAAGGCCCTGTCCGAGGGTGACGCCCAGGCCGGCGGCTTCCTGGTGCCGACCCAATTCATCGCGCAGCTTATCGTGCGGAAGCCTGGCACGGCGGTAGTCCGCACCGGCGGCGCGACAGTCATCGCGGCATCTGGCGATCGCGCCCTGATCCCGAGGGTCAAGGCGGCCGCAACCGACGCGACCATGTACTCCTCGGCGGTCGTCGTGACAGACGTCGCCGAGAACCCGGGCGAGACGGTCGGCGAGACTGACCCGGTATTCGAGCAGCTCGGCATCAATATCCACCAGCTCAAGCTATTCACGAAGCTGTCGCGCAACCTGATCGCCGACGCCGCCTTCGACGTGACCGGCTTCCTGACGGGCGAGTACGCGAAGGCGTCTGAGCTCGGGATGGACGATCGCTTCCTGACGGGCGACGGGCTCAACCGTCCGACCGGGATCGTCAACGACGCCGACGTTGCGGTCGTCAATATCGGAGCGTCCGGGGCGATCACCGCCGACGCGCTCAAGGATATTTTCTACGCCCTGGCGGTCCAGTACCTCGCGGCCTCGTCGGTGATCCTGAGCCTCGGGGCGCTCAAGGAAATCAGGAAGTTGAAGGACAGTCAGAACCGCTACCTATGGGAGCCCGGCTTCCCTGGCGGCCTCGCCACGGCGGCGCCGCCCACGATCGAGGGCCGGCCTTACATGGTTAGCGACTTCCTGGACGCGCCCGGCAACGATAACCTGCCGTTCATTCTCGGCGACCTTAGCGCCTTCTGGATCTTCGAGCGGGCGGCCTTCGCCGTCGAGGTCCTCCGGGAGCTGTACGCGCCGCAGAACCAGGTCGGCTACGTGGCCTTCAAGCGATACTCGGGCGCCGTCGCCATCCCCGAGGCCTTCCGTATCGGCAAGACGCCTTCGTAGGCGCAGAGCAGAAAACAGATAGGTAGATCCTGACGCCGGAAGTTACTCCGGCGCAGGGAAGGAGGACACAGTGAAAATACCGCTGATGGACGAGGTTCTCATCACCGATGAGATCAACCCGGTTAGCTCGGCGACCGTGAAGAACGGGACCGGCGTCGACGTCTCAGGGTGGGCGGGCGCTATATTCATCCTGAATATCGGACTCATCGCGGCGACCGGAGTCGTGAACGGCAAGATCCAGCGTGACGGCGACTCCGGGTTCTCGGACCCGACGGACCTCACGCCGGCGATGACGGCGCTCGCCGCCGCCGACGATAACCAGTTTTTCATCTTCAGCGTCCCGACGGAGATCCTGCCGGCGGGCGAGAAGTTCGTCCGGATCGTGGTCACGCCGTCAGTAGCGGCGGCCCTGCTCTCGGCCGTGGCGATCCGCTACCGGCGCGAGGGCGGCTTGCCGCTGACGGCGATCGCTGACGAGACGATCAAGATCACGGCCTAGCGAGCCAGATTGGGAGTCTGAGGCGGGCGGGGTTGCCGGCGTCACCCGGCGCTCCGCCCGCCGAAGGCGGATAGATGAAACGATACGAGGACAAGCGACAGCGGCCGGAGGAGAACCGGCTAAAGGAGGGCAGCGATGCCAGGCTATCGACACGTAGGCGGCGGCTGGTACGAGCTGGACGACGGGCAGAAGGTCCAGGGCAAGGCGGCGGCGCAGGCGGCGGCGAGCGGGGGCGGGGCGGCCCTAGCTGATGGCGAGGCCGTCGTCGACCACGAGCACCGCTACGGCCGCGGACGGACAGCCGAGGGCAAGCAGGTCTATGTCTGCTACAACCGGCCCGAGTACAGCTTCGAGGGCTGCGGACACATGATCAACCGCTGATGGGTCTAGTGGTCGAGATCGACGTCCCGGTCCTCCTGGGGGTTCTCGCCTTCGCCGGCGTCTTAATCGGCGTCCTGGCCGGCGCTCGCGGGCAGAAGATACTCGACGCCCGCCGGAACCATCGGGCGCACAACTCGACAGGCATGGCGCCGGAGATCCTCGACGCGATGCGAAAGCGCGAGGAGTTCATCGACCGGCTCCTGACGCAGAACGAGCGCAATACGGGGACGCTGCAGGAGATGGGCCATACCCTCCGAGATCTAGTGATTGAGAAACGCGAGGATCACAAGGAGACGGCAACGGCGCTCACCGAGGCTAACGTGGCACTTAAGTTTCTAGTGGCGAGGGCGGATAAATGAACCTCTACGCCAGCCTGCGCCAGTGGCAGGAGCGGTTCGTCACAGACCAGGATCTTGACGCGCCCGACGCTCGCGAGGTCCTGAAGGCGATCCATGCCATCAGCCGTAGCGTAGACGACTACGTCGACGACTACTTCTTCGTCAACACCGAGGCGCGCTCCTTCGACGGCAATGGCCGCGAGCAGCTGACGATCCCCTGGCTCCTGTCGCAGAGTGCGGTCAAGCTGGACGAGGATACCGACGGCACCTTCGAGACGAGCCTCACGCTGGATACGGACTTCTGGCTCCGCCGGCCGGGGCACCGCCGGCAGACAGTCGCGCCGTTCACGGCGATCATCCTCAACCCGTACAGGGGCAGCCGGTCGATCTTCGCGGTCCGCCCGGATCTCGTACAGATAACCGGCGAGTGGGGACATTCGGCCGACACCGAGGATCTCGGCGGCGGCATGACGGCGACGCTCGCCGACGCCACGACCACGACGATGACGACGAATAAGGCGGGGACGCCGCCGCTCGGCCCGGGCGATACCGTCCTGGTGGGAACAGAGCGGCTCTACATCGCCAGCGGCAAGGGCGCCTCGAAGTGGACCGTCGTCCGCGGCGTCAACGGTACCACGGCGGAGGCGCATACGGACATTGCCCTGACGCGCTACCTGTATGAGCCGAGGGCGGTCGAGTCGGTGCTGATCTCGGCCGGCCGGTTGTGGAAGCGACGCGAGACGTCGTACTCGTCGGTCATCGCCAACCCGACAATCGGCTCGATCGAAGTGTTCAAGCAGCTGGACCCGGACGTCCGCGAATTGCTGCGTCCGCTGCGGCGTCATGTGTTGGGGTTCTGATATGCGACAGTCCTGCGGACAAAGTGATACAGAGGCCAGATGCGGAGCCCTATCTAAGATGCAGCGACATTCGAGCGGACAATCCTGATGCCAGGCAAGGCACCGATCCTACGGATCGAGATCACCGGCTTGAAGGAGCTCAAGTCGAAGCTCGAGGGCGGCGGCGTCTTCCGTCGCAACCTCCTGTCGGGTCCGCTGCGGAAGGGGCTCCAGCGGATCGGCCAGGGCGGCGAGCTGCTCGCGAAGCGCGAGGTCCCGGTCGATACCGGCGACACCCGGCGCGGCCTCACCCACGAGGTAGACAAGAAGGACCCGCCCGCGTTCGTCAGGATCGGCACCGACAAGGAGGTCGCCCGGTTCGTACACGGCGATTTCAACGAGACACGGTCGCGGACGCGGCCGCACTTCCCGCCGATCGCGGCGCTCGAGGGATGGGCCCGTCGGCATGGGATCCCCGTCTTCGCTTTGCAGCGAGCGATCGGCCGGCGCGGTACGCCGTTCAACCCGTTCCTGACAAGGATCATCCCGAAGGTGTCGGGCCTCGCCCGGGGCGCGATGAGCAAGGCGGCGAACGAGATCGAGAAGCTGTGGGGCGGCCGATGACCTGGACGATCCACTACCGAGGACTCTCCCTGAAGAAGAAGGGACTCCCGTTCCTCCGCCGCCGCGTCGAGTACAAACGACCCTGGGCGCTCTACCATGACGGCGTCCCTGTCGGCTTCTACGTGACGGCTGACGATGCCCGGGCCGCCTGTCCAGTGGTCGCAGACGTTGAGGTCAAGCGATGAGCCTACAACAAACGATGACCGGCATCGCGAAGGTGATGCGCACCCTCAAGCCGCCGCAGGATCTCAAGGATCTGGCCTCGATCACTGACGAGCCGCCGGCGGAGATCCAGCACTTCCCGACGGTGATCTGCCTCGAGGACGCGGCGGACGTCGACCAACGATCCGCCGGCACCGGCACGAACGCCTCGCGGTCGATGCGCTACTTCGTCGGCGTTCACGTTCTGTTCGCACCCTCGGCCGACCCGAAGATGGCCTACCGGGAGCGCCGGCCGTGGGTCGCGCCGCTGCTCGATCTGTTCCAGGCGAACCCAAAGCTGGACGGGAAGGTCACGAGCTCCGACGTCCGGCGCCTCGACTTCGAGCCCTACGCTTGGAGCGGGGTCGACTACGTCGCGATCAATCTCATTTTGGAGGTACTCGATGACGAGTAAGAAGACGGCGAAGGCGAAGGGAACCGGCCGCTATCGGATCCTCTGTAAAGATCTCGCCTACCCGACGGACACGGCCGCGATCGAGCGGTTTCTCGAAGGCGACCGCAGCGACGAGACGCGGGCCGAGCTCAACGCCAGTCGGGAGATCCACGAGCGGGGCGAGGTCGTCGACAACATACCGCCGTCCTCGGTGCCGCACGAGCTCGAGGCCGGCAATATCGAGGAGGTCGCGTGAAGGAGAAGACGCCGCACCCGGGCAACGTGACGCCCGAGCAGGTCCTCGGCTCGCAGCTCGCCGCGGCTGTTGGTGAGGACGGGTCGATGCTCGAGATGATCGCGCTCGTCATCAAGCCGGGGTACTGGCCGACGATCACTCTGAGGAAGCGGCTTAGGCCGCCCGAGCTCGAGGCCGCCGTCAAGATTTTCCAGCGGCACCACATCGTAGGGGTCGAGGTCAGGCGCGAAACCCTATCCTCCGGCCCTCAGATGACCGACAAGGGCGATTTGGAGCCAGGGATGGTACGAGGGGGGGATGGCTGAAGCAAGCGGGCGCGCTGAGAAGGACGACCTGACGGGCGTCCACTGGGTCGAGGGACGGTTGAGTCAGCAGTACAAGGGAAGGGGATAATAGAATGCGTCACACGATCGCGGTCACAGGATTCGCCTTAATAGGGCTCACTTTGGGATTCCTCCTGATGAGAGCCGACACCTTCGAGGCCGAGGGCGCGCAGCCGCTACTCGCAGGCATGGTCACTCCGATCGTGAGCGATCTAAACCTCGCCGCTGGCGAAAGCTTCATTTCACAGTTTGTTGACACCTCCGACTGCGGGGTGCTCGCAATTATGATGGAAGGTCCATTTGGCGTTTTGCGCGACAGCTTGCACGTCTCACCGGACGGCATAATAACGACCGGGAAGTTCTCACAGACCAATTCCAACTTCAAGGCTCGATTTTCAGACAACATCACGAATTATTACTACCTATCTGGTGGCACCCCACTTGTCTCGCCGCATACGGCGGTGCAGCTTGAGGAAGGTTCGGGCAACGGTCCGGCTGGTGTCATCGAGGTCTCGCTGTACTGTTCACCGTAGGACAAGGAGGGCAACTGTGACACGATACGGATCGCCGGACGTCGGCTTCATCCTTCAGGGCGGGCGATCGCTGCTCGCGGACCTGACGGAGCACAACATCGACCGCGAGGCCATCCTTGAGGACACGACGGTTCTCGGGATCGAAGACGAGACTCACGCGGGGGTCGGGATCAAGAAGGCGGAGATCTCGCAGAGCGGACTATTCGATGACGGGACCGACCGGATCCACGACGCCCTAGTTGGCCTCAGCGAGGAGATCGCCTGCGTGGGCGAAGCTGGTAACGCCCTGCCGGCGTCCGGGGTCGCCCGTCCCTGCGTCGGCATCAAGGGACAGATCCAGGTCAACTACGCCCGGATCGCCAGCCGCGGCGAGCTCCACAAGGCCGAGGCCTCCTACAAGGCGAACGGGATCGTCGAGGAGTGCGTACTGCTTCACCCTCACATCGCCGAGACGACCGACCCGGGCGACACCGAGAGCAACTCGCACGATAACGCCGCCTCCTCGGCCGACGGCGGCGCCGCCTACCTTCAGGTTTCGGCCCTCATCCTCGGCGGCTACACGAACCTTCAGGTCACGATCCGCGACTCCGCCGATGATATCACCTTCGCGGACCACGGATCCGGCGCCTTCGCGGCGGTCACGACGGCGCCCTCCGCTCAACGGATCGCCCTCACCGGGACGATCCGCCGCTACACAGCGATCGACTGGGATTGGGTCGGTGCCGGATCCGGGCAGACCGCGACGTTCATGGTGGGATTGAACCGCGCCTAGCAGCGCGAGGAAAGGAGCAGGCAGATGACGAGGTACGGAAACCCGGACCTGAAGATCGAGTTCGATAACTCGAGCGACGCCCTTCAGGATATGTCGCAGTACGTGATGGACACGCCGCCGTCGTTCGACCGCGAGGCGATCCTCGAGGATATCACCGCCTCCGGCGACAGCGACGAGGCTCACGCGAAGGTCGGCCTCAACAAGGTTAATACGCTGGACCTCGGCGGGGCGTTCGACGACACAGCGGCGACCGGACCGGACGTGATCTTCAACGCGATCGGCGACACCCGCACCCTCAAGATCACATGGGGCGGGACGAAGACGTCGGAGGTCGAGTGCATCATCAAAAACTACGTGCGCAACGCCGTCCGCGGCGAGCTGACGAAGTTCGTCGTCACGCTTCAGCCGACGGGCGCCGTCACGGAGGCATAGTCAATCCGTCCTGAGCGACGGCATTTATGGGGATACAGCTAACGAGGAGGAGTCAATGAGCGCGAAGACTGAGAAGAAGGCTCGACGTCAAATGGCGACGTCGGGCAACGGTGCGCGAGACGAGGCGCCGCCGGCGAAGGTTGAGCGCACGAAGGCGCCGCCGACGACGATCTTCTGCGACGAGCTGACGATCGAGATCGGCGGCGAGAAGTACCATCCTCACGCCGGCGAGCTGGTCCGCTTGAGCGGCGGCGCGTCCGTGGCCGATATCAAGATGGCGGTCGACCTTCAGAAGTTCAAGGATATCGATATGTCCACGGACGAGGGGAAGGCGCGGATGGAGGACGTCAAGGTTGGCCTGGTGGGGATGGTCGGTAGCCTCGCCCAGCGCCTACAGTCCTGGACCTGGACGGACGACGCCGGCCGGCCCTACGGTGAGCCGACCCGGGAGATCCTCGAGGGCCTTCGCTTCGAGGAGCTGATCTGGATCCTCACCGCCAGCCTGAAGACGGCACGATCGGACGCAGAACGCCTAAAAGGTTCGGCGCCCTCGACGACGTCCTAGACGACAACGAGGACGTCCAGGCGCCGCCTGAATGGATCATAAGCCAGATATGCCAGGAGTTCGATTGCCTGCCCTCGGAGGCGATCGCCGAGCCGGACTTCGGCCTGATCGCCGACATTATGGAGCTGCGCCGGTACGCCCGGGCGAAGGCGAACGTCGAGGCGGCGAAGACGAAGGACGACTTCGCGAAGCTGCCGGAGTGGGATCGGGAGTGGGTGATGAGGGTCCAGGAGTACAACATTAAGCAATGGCGTCAACGGCAGAGCTCGAGCTCCTAGTCAAGGCTCGCGACGAAGCGAGCGGCGTCCTCGGCGCCGTGTCGAAGAAGGCTGGCGGCCTGGCGAACGTCGCCGGCAAGGCGCTGCGCGTCGGGGCCCTGGCCGGCGGCGCTGCGGTAGCCGGCCTCGGGATAGCGGCTGTCAAGATGGGGCTCGACTTCGAGAAGTCGATGGCCGAGGTTAAGACGCTCCTTCCCGATATCAGCGAGGAAGGCTTCGGCGAGCTGCGGACGAGCGTCCTCGATCTGTCGAAGGAGCTCGGGATCGCCACGAGCGACGCCGTGCCGGCGCTCTACCAGGCGATCAGCGCCGGCGTCCCGCCCGACAACGTAATGGATTTCATGCGGGTCGCTGGCAAGGCGGCGATCGGCGGCGTGACGGATCTCGAGACGGCGGTCGACGGCATCACGTCCGTCGTCAACGCCTACGGCGACTCGGCGCTCTCGGCCGGCGCCACGTCCGACGTCATGTTTACGGCGGTCCGGCTCG